TGGAGGTATATAGTAATCGTTAGTACCGCCCCGATTATTAGCGCCTTGTCTTGCAGATTGCTGAGTCTTTTTTTGCGTTGCCATTTGCGCTGAATCTCCATCTGGCGGTCAAGTTCAATCTGCTTTTCGTTTTCTTCGTTCAGTTTTTTATATTCTTCCTCAAACCGCGACCAGACCGCACCAAGTGCTGGGTCTGTGTGGTAAATCAAAAACTCACGCAATTCTACTGATTGCCGTTCCAATTCAATCTGGTGAAACACATTCTCAAGCGCCTGTGCTTTCAGTGATTTGGTTTTGGGAGGGTCAAGTTCTTGCCGCTTAACTTCTTTTTTTATTTCTTCGTGCGAGTCAAAGAATTGCCCAATAAAACCTGAAATTTCTTTGGTTATCTTGTAAAGGTCTGTACCCGCAGCTTTTGCATCCTTGTACAAAGCCACACCTTGCTTAATTCCAGCAATTGCAGCCAGTGCCAGTGTGATAGGTTCAATTCTTACCTACCCAGTGGCTTACATAACCCACAACAGACGAAAAAGCAGATACCAAGGCCATACCCGCCCAGAACCCGCCACGACCTTGATTTGCCAGCGCTACCAGTTTCTCAATAGAAGATTCCATTTTGTCAATCTTGGTTTCCATTTGGTCAAATCTCCGTTCATAGTCCTGAACCTTTTGCCAAAGCACTCCATATTTAACGGGATCAATTTCCATTTCAAGCTTTCATCACATACGCCAATGCGTAATACGGTGGAAGATTTGCGTTTGTACCAGATGTTCCCGCTGTGTCAACGGTTGTGCTGGTTGCCACTGTGATGCCTGTGGTTTTTGAACCTGTACTGCTATCTATTGCGCCTTGGCCTGTGCCGTTGATGTTTTGCACCCGTGTACCCGGCGCTGGCTGAATGTATGAATGGAAGTGACCGGGGTCAGTGACGGTGGAAGTCGATGAAGCTGTGTGGGTGTGACTGACCACAATTGAGTTAGCTGAACCGCCTGTCGCGCCCACAGCGTAAGTTGAACCACCGCCAACCACAAACCTGTCGCGCAAATCAGGTGTGCCATTTGTACCGTCACACAAATACCAACCTGTTGGAACGCTACCAATTGAGCCATACCACAATGAAATCATGCCTGTGGGAATAAGTGTGCCAACTGATGCCTGTACGCCAATAATTCCATAAAGGTTGTCGTATGTGCCAAGGGTTACCGCAGCAGATGTTTTGACAACAAATTTGTAAAAGAAACCATAGGTCAACCAAATTTCAGATGGTGTGCGACCAGACGAATCCAACAAAATGGGATTTGCATTTGCCACTGTGCCATTAATGTCTGTGTAGGTTGCCAAGGGCGTGGTTGAACCAGCTTGGTAGGTGTAAATCAGACCACCATTCAATGGCAACCCTGTGTTGTCAAAAAATTGCTGACCGTTGCCAATAGGCGAAAGATTAACTGCCATGATGCGTCCTTATGGATTGTTCAAATTATTGATTGGGGTTTGGCCTGTTTGCTTTGTGCCAGCACCAAGTTCAAGGGCTTTTCTTGTCTCAGCTTCTGCTGCCCGTCTTGCTCGCATTTCCATCACGCTAGTTCCTAACTGAAGACCCGGCACTAACAGGTTGCCGCCTTGTTCAACCCCAACAGCAATTAATTTTTTGCCTTTTTCAGCCAAACTTCCAACCAATGTATTGCTGTTATTAACAAAAGTTCCGCGAGGTTGTAATTGAGTATAGCCAGCAACATTGCCTAAAGTCTTCAAATGACTAGCAGTTTCTGCATCAAAAATTTGTGGAATGTTGTTTACATCATCAAGTTTTTTCAGCGCTTGGTTGTAATTGGCTTGTGAAAAATTTGGTTCTTTACCATAGATACCAGCTTTGTCACTTAACCAGTTAATTGTGCCTGCTGCCATGTGTTGTCTTGCTGGCGAATCTTTACCCAAATGATTGACCATTGTTTCAATATTTTTGTTTACGCCATTGATAACAAATTTTTCAATAAATTTATCTGCTGGAACAGAATCATTTACGGCGGCTTTCATAGCAGGATCTTTTTCAAGCATCTTAAAACGTTCACGGGCAGAATTCCTAGCTATGTCTGCAAGAGGTTTTAAATTTGCCGCTTCTTTTTGCAAAGGCAATTTTTCTAATTCTTCAATCATGAACGAAGCAGCCTTACGTTCATTGCCTTTTTCTGCTGTTCGTGCTATTTCGCCTAAATTACTTCTAAGAGATAAATAATCCTCAAATGTCATGCTTTTATCTTTAGCCAATCTTTTTAATTCAGCTAATTGACCTTTTGGCGCTTCATTAGAAAGTAATTGTTTTTTTAGTTTTGTTTGTATGTTTTGCAACAATGCTGTTGCATCAACTGGAAACTGACCACCAGCAGCATCACGCAAATTTTGATAATTCTGATCAATAGTTTTGGTTAAGTTGCTGTCAAGTTGTTTGTATGCTTCAATGATACCTTGACTGTTTTCAATAGTCTTTGTGCCATATACATCAGGCGCGGCGCGATTGCGTATTTCTTGAACATTTTCAATCAATGCTTTGTTTTGTTCATTAAAACGATAAGCTAGTTCAGTATCTTTGCCGCGTCTATTTTGTTCTTGGGAAAGTTGCACTACATCACCAGTAGCTTGTCCTTTAGTCAATCGAACTGGAACAGGTAAAGAATCAGCTTCTATGTGGCGCTGAAAAGTTGGAACATTAATTTGGTTGACAGGAAGTTCTTTTAATGCTTGCTGAAGTTCAGGCGTAGCAACAGACATTGCTTGCTGAACCATTGTTGTGGTTGGTGTAGCCGCCGCGCCAACACTTTGACCGCCTGCTGTTGGCGTTGGCGCTTGTCTTTCAATGGTGACGGTTGGCAATTGTTCTTTGATTTTCTGTGCGGTTTCAGTTACAACTTTTGCGGTTTTAGGCACAGCAACAGGGGCAGCCAACATTCCTGCATCCACCGCAGCTTGAACATCAAGTGGGTTTAAACCTGTTTTTTCAGCAACCCAATCAACACCTTTGTGGATATAGTCACCAATAAACTTCATGGTCTGGGCAGGCAATGACTGCACATAGTTGGCAGTTTCTTCCATGCCAGATAGCTTGCCCGGTTTTAAATACTCTAGCGGTGCTGAAACACTTGTTGCAAACTGTTTAGATTGTTCTGGTGTGCCACCCATAACCCTAATTGCAGGATATGCAACAGTGCTAGTTATAAATTGTGGCAACGACAAAGGAATATCTGCAACAGCAGCAGCAAAAGGTAGCGCTTGTTCCCGTGCTTCAAAACCCTTTTTCAAAACGTTACCAATGATTTGTCGCACCAATGGCGGCTTTTCTGACGTTGGCGCTGTTGTTGTTTCAGGCATATCTGAGCCTTGAATTAGACTTAAAACTTCGTCTTCTTCTTCGCGCTTTGCTGGTTTTTTACGCCCAGCAGATGATGCCATGCTGCGTGACGGGTAAGTTGGCGCAGGCGGTTCAGCACCACCACGAATTAAATCTAAAACTTCATCAGCCATTACAAAGTCCCATCTTTAATGAGTTTCTGAATGTTTAAATATTTTTGTTCAAACACTTTTCTTTGTTCTGAATTTTTTGGATAGCCAATAATTTCATTAGCCATTTTTGCTCGCATTTGCGGGTCTTTAATCAACTTTGGCAATGACATTAATTCAAAAACCTTGTTGTCAGCGTTGTTGTTCCACATCTGTGTGAAACTTGCCATGTTGCTTTCGCCAAATCTACGGGCGTATTTGTCAGCGGCAATACCTTGCCTGTCGCGGTTTTCCATTTCGCCATGCAATTGAACAACAATCTTTTGCAAAACTTTTGGTGGATAAGTTTCACTGCCTGTTGATGCTGCAATCATTTGTTTGCCAGCGTCTGTTGACAATGCTTGTGGGTTTTCCCCAATCAAAGACTTTTGCACATTAGCAAGTTGTTTGCTCAATTCTTTATATTCGCTATCGTCAACCAACTTGGTTAAGTATTGTTCAATCTGCAAACCCTTACCAGCTTGGAATCCTTGTTTTGCCAACAATTGATCTGTTTGCGTCATTATCTTTTCAAGATTACTGCGAACAGGCGCAATTGTGTTGCGTTGTGCCACAACATTTCTAACAAACTCACTGCCAGATTTTTGTGCATCTGCTTCACCTTGTTGAAGATTGAATACAGGTTGACCAGCTTGGCGCACAGGAAATCTCGGTGGCACAGGTTGACTGAAATCTGGAAGATTTGTAGATGCTTGCACTTGTGCTGCGTTTTGTGACATTGCACTTGGCTTTGGCGCAACAACAGCATTTGGTGCAGAAACCGCAGGGGCGGCTGGCGCAGCGGCTGGCGCAGCGGGTGCAACGGCTGGTGCGGCAGATGGCGCAGTAGTAACAGGGCGAATGGTGATGCGTCCTTGGTTGTCTTTGCTGGCAATAAAATTGTTGCCTTGAGTATCTTGCACCAATTCTTCGTTGAGCATAAGTTGCTGTTGAATCGTAGTCCCCGGAATAGCCGTTCCAACAGGAGTAGCACCAAATTCATTTGTTGAAATAACTTTGCTTTCTGTTCCGCTGGTTACTCCCACGCCGCTTGGCTGCAATACCGTTGTACGGGCAGCATCATCTAACCCTTGGATATGGCGTTGTTTTAAAAATGCGCGAGCCGAACCGGGGTCATTGGCAGCAATATCCAAATATGGCTGCAATAAATTCATGGCTTCATCTGGATTAATGCCCAAATCTTTTGCCAGTTGTAACCCCCTTTTTTTAAACAAATTCACTAATTGTGTTTTTGATGCTTCGGTTGGGTTTTTTTCTGCGGCAATTACTAATTCGTCATTTATCAATGAAATTTGACTGTCTGAAATTAATTTTTGCTTTTGTTTGAACAACTTTAAACGGTCTTGTTCCGCAGTAGATTCAGCACTTGATGCAGCAGCGGTAGCTGATGTAATTCTTGGTGCTGATGTTTTTGCCGCCACATCAGCTTCAGTTTCTGCTTGCGCTGCTTGTGATCTTGCTCTACTTAATTCTTCAGGGGTCAATTGTTGTAATCTGCTTAATTCAGCCGCAGCCCTTTGAACCGCTAAAGGGTTTAATTGCTGGGCTTGTTGGTATTCTTGTGCGCCACGGGCAAGATTAAGCATTTCACTCAACGACATGGGCGTGGGTGGTTTTAAATTTTGTGCAACAGGGTTGACTGAAAAATCTGCCATTTTTTATCCTTATGCCACGTTGTAAGGAATATTACCCGCTGGAACAGATGTTCCATATCCCGCAGGAGTTTGCATTCCTGTTTGTGGGCGCATCAAATTATTAAATGCGTATGCATTGCCAGCATTTTGAATGCCAGCAGACAAAGCATTTGACGCACCAATTTGACCGCCAGCCAATGCGTTACCAATTCCAATGGTTGCCTGACCAATGTTGCCAGCAGTGTTTTGGGCAAGGTTTGAAACCTGTCCTTGTGCAGTTTGACCAATGCCAGCTATGCCAGCCAATGTGTTGTAAATGTTTCCTCTTTGCGTTTGAAAACGGTTAAACGCATTTTGAAACTCTTGGCTTGCAGCGTTTTGACCGTAGTTTGTCAAACCTTGCAAAGCATTGCCACCAACCAATCCACCAGCCTGATTTGCTAGATTGGTGGTTGCTAAATTGCCTTGCTGAAGCCTGAAGTTATAACTTGGATCAATGCCTGCTTGAAATTCCTCTGCACCAAATTGCTTGGTCAGATAAGGTTTCATGCTAGCAATGTCACTTAATGCACTGTAACCAGCTTCTCTGTAAGGGCGCTGTTGTTCGTTTTGAATATCGAACATTCTTTGCTGTTGGGCAATGGCTTCCCTTGTTGCAGCCGCTTGAGTTTGGGCAGCTTTTTTTGCGCTACTTGCGCCAATTAAACCGCCAAGAATACTGCCGCCAGCCATAATTCCTGATGCTGCCATCCAAGTCATATTATTCCCCTTTAATTTCCAGCGTTTTCAATTTATTTGCAGAATCAAACAACGCTAATTCATCTGGTTCGATCAATTCTTTTTCCAATTTATCCAAGTCGGTTTCGCTACTGTTGTGGAATGTGATCCCAATTGCATCAGTCACCGCCAACGTTACCCGCTTTGTGCCGGGCTTACTCTGCACTATGTCTCCAGCGTACAGGTGTTTCATGCCGCCTTCTGTCCACGCAATTATTTCACCTTTGGCGCACAAAAAAAAGTGATCTTTCTTGTGTACCTTGCCCACAATCAGCGCCCCAGCGGGTCTGTAAACTTTTCTGGCATACATCCCAGCATGGAAATAATGCTCAGTCTCCAACTCTGCCTGCGGCATCTTTGCCACTTCCATTTGCAGTCTTTCGATCTGCTCACGGCTTGGCACATTATTTAAGATCAGGTCGTTCATAGGTTGTAATATGGCACTTTATACGCCACACCATTGACAGTCACATTGATAAAGCCCACAGGGTTAGCTGGCAAGGTTGCTGACCCTGCCGTGGCGGTGCTGGCGCTGGTGAAATTCAGCAAGTTAATGAAGAACTGCTGCCATGTGCGTGTTGGCCTTTTGGTGTTGGGGTCTAAAAACTCCGACTGCGGGTAGGGTTGCGATTGTGGGGTAGGTAAAGCCATTAGTTTTCTCCCACAGAAGTTTTCAAGTTTGCTGAAACAATAACTGCTTTGACAGGGTCGGTCAAAGAAACCTCAAAAACTCTATCTCGCGCTGTACCCAAACGCCGCCAAATTGCACGGTTTTTGTATCTGCCAATCAGACCAATGGAAGTCCAATGTTCGGTTGACCAAGTTGAACCGCCATCATCTGACCACCGCAACATTGCTTGTGGATTTTCACCTTGGCCTGTGGAAAGACCAACGCCGGGCTGGAACTGAATCTGCAATTCATCAAAGTATTCCCGCTGAAAATCTGCCACCAAATGCGGCGCACGGCGCAAACGCCTAACGTGCTGACCATCATCGGTGTAGTTCAATGGGTCAAGTTTATAAATCTTGCCGTTGGAGTAATCCCCAACCATTACCAAACCTTGGAATTCCGCGCAGCAATTGCCCCTTGCCCGTTCATATTGACCTAAGTTGTTTGTGTACAACCACTTATGCCACATACCTGATGCAATGTCATAAGCCCATGTTAAGTTAATTGAAGGAAAGCTAATAACGTAAACTTCGTGGCCTTCAAGCTGATAAGTCCATGCAATAGCATCATCAACCACTTGATTTGTCAAAGTATTTTCAACGGCGTGGGTGGAAATCCTTGTGGGTACATAACCATTCATTTGCACAATTTGCGCTTGACCGCGAATGTTTCGGCTTAAATATGCAAAGGAATTGCCAAGCCGCGCCACGCTAAATGGGGCTGCAATGCCATGCTGGGTCGATGTGCCGGGGATTCTTTGGAATGGAAAAGGGCTTGTGCCTGCATCAATCCATACCTCGCTAGACACTTCACCCAGCAAATAAACTTCACGGTGGTCAACGATCAATGAAACCAAGTCATCAGGCGCACCGTCTTTACTTCCAAAACTCAACGCTGGTGAAATTGGCGACAAAGCCGCAGATGCACCAAACTGCTGAGTATCTGGGCGGTTGTACACAAAATAGTTGTCCACAATGTCAACAGAACTAGCACTAGTAAATGCCCCGTCTGTGCTTGGCAGAATTGACCAATTCAAGCCATACATAGTCTGACCAGCAGATGTGTTCATGGCGGTTGATGCAACCGTTTGTGATGCGCTTACAGTGTAGCTTTGACCGCTAATAGCTGTGGACGCTGTTGCCGTGGTTTGCGTGGTATTCCATGTGCTGCCTGTGCCGCTTCCGCTAATGTTGGATGTAATGCGAGTCCCTGCCACTACGTTTGTGCCAGTTAAGACCTGCCCAACAGAAATTGTGCCGCCAGTTAACACGCCAATTGTCAAAATTCCAGTGGTTACAGCAATTGTTGAACCCGTGGAAGTAAAAGTGTTTGAAGCTGTTATGGTGGTGGCTGGCGTTACACCAGTGCCATAAAGATATTCGCCAACGCCAATTGTGCCGCTTGTGACAGATGTTGCACTCAATACAGTGCCAGCAATTTGACCTGTAAAAGTTGATGCTACTGCTGGAACATTTTGTGATGCGCTAACCGTGTAAGTGCCAGTTCCACCTGTTCCAGTTCCTAATGCAGTAATGATTGTGTTGGTAGTAATACCTGAACCTTGAATGGTTTGCCCTGCTGACAAAGTGCCTGTGACAGTATTTGCATACAAAGTCGTTCCAATAATCTGCCCGTTTATCACCGCGCCAACTGACGCAGAATTAAGCAATGAAGAACTTACGGTCTGGCTTTGGTTAATGGTGTAAGTACCAATACCGCCAGTTCCAGTCCCCAAAGCAGTGATGACTGTTGCTTGTGTTACCCCCACTCCAAACAACGCCTGATTAATAGCAATTGTTCCATTAGTAACCGCAGTGACCGTTAGAGTCGTGCCGCTAATTGAACCTGTAAAAACCGCCGCAGATGGGCTAGAAATGCGCCATGTGTAGCGATTTTGACCGTCCACAATATAGGCATTCACACCGTTGTCAGTGATGCCCACAATACCCGTGGAAGTGGTTAATTGACCCACAATTGTAGTGGTGTAGTTGGATGTTAAAGCATAAACATACGGGCCACAAACCGCCACTAAAACATTACCGCCAGACAAAGTACGCAACCCCCTGACTTCTTGCTGATTTTGGAAAAGCACCAATGAAGTCAACCCCGGCGTTGGGTACAGCGCCACCACACCACGTTCACCTTGCTGTTTCAAAGAATCAATTTCAGGGCGAAAATTGATGCACTCTTGGGCATCTTGGTAAATGCTTGGCGCTTCGTAAGATGGGCCAACAAAGCCAAAATCTGCCATTATCTAAAGCCCCCATCCATGATAAAGCCAGCGTCTTTTGCTTTACCCATCATCAACGCATCAGGATAACGTGCCACTTGTGCTGGGCGCATATTGGTGCGTTTGATTGTGGCTTTTGCTTGACCAGCAAAGGCATTAATCATTTGAATTTGAGTCGCAGAAGCCTTACCAAACATTGGCATCAGGCGTTCAGCCAAACACCACCGCAAAGCCATGTTGTAGCCTTGTGGCAGTGTGATTGCATCATATAGTGACCCAAATGTGCGGAAGATCGTGCTGGCAAATAAGTGAAGTTCACCAGATGACGGGTTAGGAAATACATACAGCGTTCCTAAAGTCTCGCTAGGCTGGTAGTAAATCATCTTTGCCCACGGGCCATTTAATTGCTTGATGCCCAAAGATTCGTATTCTTCAAGGCTTAAAATAGCCACGGGGTAATCCAAATAACCCCCCGCTACACTTGACCCGCCTTGCTGGGTTGCCACTCGCACAAACGCTGATTCAATGGTTAGGGGGCGTTCATAGTAAGCAGTGATGGCGGTGCTTGCCACGGTCTGGGAAATGCTGACAGTGTATGTGCCGCCCTCATTGACGTTACCACCAGCGCCAGTGCCAAAGCCTACAATGGTTGTGCCTGCGGCAATACCTGTTCCAGTGATGGTCATGCCCATTGTGATAGCGCCATTAATTACGCCATCCACAGGAACGGTCAGGGTTGTGCCAGCAATTGATCCTGTGAAAGATGCCCCTACCGACCCAGACGGGCCAAGGGTGTATTGCACGGTATTCTGAACCGTTTGAAAAATAATTTCGGTTTTGTAAAAAACCATCATGTTTTCATTCGACCACTGGGCGCACATGTCGTTCAGCATATCGAATGCGTCTTGGGCATCATCTGCTGTTGGCGATTCGCCAGATGCTAATGCACCTATGTCTTTAAGCGCCCTGCTAATAATGTCGTAAGGAGTCGTCATTTATTACACCTTTGGCACAAATTTCTGTGGTAACCAAGGGGCAACAACAACTCCATTCCCTGTCAGGGACGCTAGTTGTTCCTCTAAGCGGGATTTTATAAGGTTTATTCCGTTTTGTGTAGTCTCATTTTCAATCCATGATGCCACATCCAATTCGGTGACTTCGCTGAATGGCTTTTTTAGGATTTTGTCGCTGAACCACCAGTTACCCTCAGTTTCCACTTTTTCGCCTGTGTCAGCTTCTGCGGTCACATGATATTTGGCATGGGTGATCAGGTCACCATCTGCGGAAACTTCTAAGATTTTCCATGCAAATGTTGTCATGGCATTGCCGCCTTTATTTCGTCAGTGGTAGTTGCTGCATCAATGGCAATCTGCATGGTGGCGTATTTGTCACGCACCGCTTGCCTTGCCGCCTCTGCCGCTGTTGTTTCAGATGGAATGGTTGCCTTGATGTCCAAAGGCGCAAACTCAGCAGATCGAGCCTCTCTCCGCTTGTCATGGGCAATGGTCTTGGCTTTGTCAATGTTGATGGTAATCATGCTGAATACTCCCATGCGTTGCGGAATGTGCGGTCTGATGGGATGTCAGCGACATCCACAATCTTGAATGGCTTGCCTTCAGGAACAGACCTTGCGGCAATTTCTTCAATGCTTAAACCGCACTCTGGTGCTGGAATGATGACTGCTACACCGCCATCGTCTGTTGGGTAAATGATTCTTGAGTTCATGATTGTCCTTTATCTGAAAATAGCAATGTTTACAAATTCACAATCATTTGCAGTTCCACCATCGTCAGCTGATTGAATTCTTACAGACCCAGCGGCAGGAACTGTTGTTGAACCAGCAACAATTCTTGGGGCAACTAATGTAGCTCTGCTTGCAGTACCAGTTACACAATAATTTGCATCAGGCATTGCCGTTGTAAAGTTTACTGTGTAATTTCCTGTACTGTGATCTGTAATGTCCGTCACATTCCCACTTGCACGAATAGCAACAGTACCTGTGCCATTGAAGTTCACCCAAGCACGACACATATAAATTGGTGCAGTGCCAGATACAGTAGCAATTTGTGCTGAATCAATGTTTGGGGTTGTCAGCGTTGGACTTGTCAAAGTCTTGTTTGTCAGTGTCTGTGTATCAGTAGTGCCAACAACAGCACCAGCAGGATTACCCACACCTCCTGCGGGGAATGTAACTCCAGATGTTCCACTGATTAAAGTTGTCATGGTTTTCCTTATCTGAAGAATGAAACGCAAACAGTATCAAAGTCTTGCGCTGTATTATTTGATGGTGTTCCCGCTGTAAATCTACACGATGCCGCAAGTTGAGATGAAATGCCATATCCCTGATTAGCTTGACCAGAAGAATATTTCCCACCAAATACCGCAGAATAATTTGCATCAGACATTGCAGTTGTGAAGTTAACTGTATAGTCC